AATTTAGTATAAAATAAAGAAAGAAAAAATATTATTGAGTTGAGGGATCGTCTAGTGGTAGGACACCAGACTCTGGATCTGGGAGCGGTGGTTCGAGCCCACCTCCCTCAGCCAAGCAATTCTAAAGGTAGAACTTCTTTTGTAGGATGTTCTGCCTTTTTTATTTTTAGAGGAACAGTATAGTCAATTATTACTTTTGGTAAATTTATTTCAATGCGCTTTATAAAAGATTTGATAAAAGATTTTTGTTCGATTATAGAGCCATTACTCAATAAATTTTTTAAATCAGACGTGTATTCCTTTATTTCGCTTGATTTTAGGGTTTTTATTTCAGTTGTTTTAATGTTCTCAATTATTTTCACTCTTTTTTCTTTTAGAATATCTATTTGAGATTTTAATTCCTTTATCCTTGGAGCCAAATATTCTATATCTAATTTTCCAGTTTCTAAGGCATTATAAAGTTTGCCACGCCTTTTTATTAAATCCGCTAATTGTCTATCTAATAAATCCAATTGATTCTTATATTCTGTTTTATTCTGGACTAGCTCTTTATTGGTAAGTTTTGCTAATTCTTCTAAATTTTTCTTTGTTAAAATATTAGCCTTAATTCTATTTATAATGAAGGTTTCTAATCTGTTTTTATTAAGAAGTTTAGCATTACAAATATTTTTCCCTTTCTTGCAATAGTTATTACAAGCATAATAAAAATATTGTGAAGATTTAGCGGCACATCCTACCATTTTAGAACCACAATTACCGCAGTAAACCAATCCACTCAGAAGATATTTACTGCTAATTGTTCTGGGTGAGGTTATTTTAGGACTTCTTTCTTTTAAAAGGTTTTGTACATCGAAAAAAGTTTTTTTGCCAATAAGTGCAGGGTATTTATTCTCAATGCGTATTACTTCATTAGCATTATTTGAATTTGCTTTAAATTGATTTTTAGCTTTTCGATTCCATACTAAGGTTCCAGTATATACTTCGTTTTTAAGAATATAATAAATAACATTTTTACTCCAAAATTTACCTTTATTTGTTTTAACGCCTTCTGTATTTAATTTATTTACAATTTCTTTTGCTCCCAAGCCACCAATGAACATATTAAAAATTCGTTGAATAATTGGAGAATAATTTTTATCTACATCTAAAATACTTTTTTTATTTGCACCAATCACAACTTTTTTTGTTTTATATCCCATAGGTGGAACTCCGCCATTCCGAAATCCTCTAGATGCATTTTCTTTTAAACCTCTTATTGTATCTTGAGCAAGATTTGCAGAGTAAAATTCATCCATTACTTCAATTATTCCTTCTAGCATTTTCCCTGAAGGTGAGTCATCGAGTTTTTCATTAATCGATATAACTGAAATACCTCTTCGCCTTAAAAGAGCTTTATATATAATGGAATCTTCCCTATTACGGGCAAAGCGAGAGAGTTTCCAGACAAGAATAGCATCAAATAATTTAGGTTTTTGTTTGGCAAGGGCAATCATATTTTGAAAGGCAGGTCTATTGGCGGTACGGGCGCTTTCAGCTTCATCTACAAATTCTTTATAGGTATCCCAATTATGCTCAAGAGCATATTTATGCATCGCTTTTAATTGTGCTGAAATAGATAAATCTTTCTCAGCTTGTCTTTCCGATGATACTCTTGCATATAAAACAATGTTCATTTAAATCACTTCTTTTAACTTAAATCATACTGTTTAATCCCGAATCGGTTGGCTAAATTTAATAGATCTTTGTAATAGTGGGGAACAATTTGAATCAAGACCTTAGCAGTATATTTATATTTTCTCCAATTTACTGTTCGTATGAGAATATCTACAGTTAGGTTGTAGTCTTTGAATGTCATTTTAGTATTGTGTAAAAATAGCGAATTATCAGATTTTGAAAAAGTATTTATAATTTGTCCGATTGTAATATACTCTGTTTCATCAACATAAAAATGCAATTCTTTAATATCTGATTGACTTAACTTAAAAGGAAATCCCTGGCTCTTACCATAAAATTTTAATTGTAAACGTGGAGTCTTGCCATTTTTATCCCCTTTCCAATAAGGTCTTTCGTAAAAAATACTGATCACAGGAATTGGGACAAGAGTGTATGCGTTTATCATGCTGCATAATACTGCATTCATCTGTATTAACGCTGTTACATAGGAGCAATTAAACAAGTTTTTTAAGCCGAATACGTCCAGTCCGTTAGAATCAATCCAATCAAGAACGTTTTTGTACGGTACATGGACACAGGCAGAAAAAAGATTGGCTTTTGATTCAACATCTTTTTTTATGTCTTTATAGAAGAAATTAGGGTTTTGCAAATCGATTTTTCTATAAATGATTTCGTAAAGTTCATGAAGGACTGTATAAATCTGACCACTGGGAGAATCTTTTTCTTTGAAGAAAATAGCTACCTTATCACGATAAGTGAAATTATATCCTCGTGATTTATGTTTATCGGGTAGTAGATAAACAGAAAAGTTAGCATCACTACAAATTTTTAAAATTTGTTTTAGTGATAAGGGATATTTTAAGTTAAAATATTTTCTAAATTCGTTGGCGAGGAAGTAAGCATCAAAATTAAATTTCTTATTCTTAAAGATCTTAAAGAAGCGAAATTTTTTATATTCAAACATCACGTCACTATAAAAATTATCGATTGTACAGAATTTAAAAATCTCATTCATCCTTCAATCCACCAGCTTCCTTTTAGTTAGCTTTTCATACATTTCAACAATAAAACGTTTAACATCTAAATCGTATTTACCTTTAAGTCGGGTACCATATTTAAAAGCCGGATCATTTAAGACATGCAAGAAAGCTTTTTCAATTTTTTGTTCTTTCGTTTCTTGAATGTCCCCCTCTTCATAATATCCAGCTTTTTCCAATAATTGCTGAATCGAGACATTATAATAATCGGCAAGGGCTTTCAGCCGGGTGGGGTTAGGAAGGCGTCTCCGCGTACCAGTTTCAAGTTGCGAAAGGTAAGCATTTGAAATACCGGTTCCTTCTTCTACTTTTTTTAGGCTTACTCCTTTACGAGCACGTAATTTTTTTAAGAAATCACCAAACGGAAATGGTTCTCTTATTTTGTTATTCATGTCCTACTCCTTCTTTTAAAATAATATTAACATATTATGCTAATAAATGCAAGTGAAAGTTACTAACGTAAATTTGACAATATTTAGCATGAATGATATTATAATATGAAAGTGATAAACACTAACATAATGTAGTGTATGAGGTAGAAGATGAAAGTATATATACGAAACAAAGAAATAAAGAAAATCCTAATAAGAAGAAACAAATCTCAAAACTGGCTTGCTTATAAGTTAGAGATAAGTAGTGGTTATATGTCTCAATTAATGGACGGCACAAGGAATCCATCCCCTAAATTACGCGAACGGATTATGAAAAATCTACCTGAGCACAAATTTGATGACTTATTTGAAATAAAAGAGATAAACTAATGGATGTTGTTTGCGTTAAGGGAAAAAAATTAAATAAACACGTTAGGGAGGGCTTTCGGATACTTGCAATCATTATTGCCCGGGAATATCTGAAAGATCAAGAAAAAATTCATGATAGAGAGATTGTTTATAATGACCAAAACATTAAGTACATACAAGACAAGTGACCTTTAACTTATGGTATTACCTATTACTGGGATGACCGCAAGGAGCTTATAAATGAAAAAGAAAAATTTTTTACTTATTCTTCGAAGAAACAGCAGAAAATAGAATAATAATGATGCTTAAAAAGTTGGTCCTTACGGTTTTTCTGGGCTCCAAGCTTTCTTAAGATTATTTTTAAATAATTTGGGGAAGTTTTGAGCTCTTTTTTTATTATAAATTAAAAAAATGTTAAAAATAATCGAGGAAAGGAGACGAGAAATGAAAAAAGAAAGAGTACTGGAACTAGCGGATTTCTTCTATTCTTCTGACGATAGTAATATAATTCCCTTGCGTATAGCTATAATAACCGGAAAGTATACCGGAACGGATTTAACTAAAGAAAATTTTATGCGACTTCTATCTATTCTTAGTGATTCCTCTAATTTAAAGGAAGATTTACTTAAATTTAGGGAGGGACTGGAAGATGAAGATGAAGAATAAAGGATGGGTAAAATTGTGGAGAAATCAATATAATAATTGGATTTCAGAAGGGAAGCCGTGGTGTGACGGTTATGCCTGGACTTTTTTGTACAGCCAAGCAAACCATAAAAAAGGTATGGTTAATTTTCGAAATGAGTATATTGAAGTTAAAAGAGGACAATTGTTAACATCAAAATTAAAGCTGCAGGGAATATTCGGCTGGACTCGTTGGCATGTAGTAAATCTCTTAAAGGCTCTGAAAAATGCTGAAATGATAACATACAGAACGACAAACAGACGACAAACAGACGACAAACGACCGACTATAAACAAGAAACTAAAGAATGTAAAGAATGGAAAGAAAGTTCTTAGTATATATAATTTCTGGAATTTGCAAGATATCGTTACTCATAAATCAATAGATCCTTTTATATCATCAATTAAAATTGCTTTAAACAAATATTCGGAAGAGGCTATCAAAACCGCTATAGAAAATTATTCCTACATACTTAAAAGTGATGACTATTTTTATAACTTTAGGTTTACTCTAATTAAATTTTTAACGATAACTGCTAAAACCAATCATATAGAAGAATTTTCAGATTTGGAAATAGCTAAAAATAATTATATGAAAGGAGACTACAATGGAAAAAATAGACAAAATATTAGAAGATCTACAAAGCCAGGAGAAGACAAATACAAGCACTTGGAAGAAATCTATTAAATATAAAAATACTTGTGTGGTATGTGGTAAGCTATTTGAATTTGAAGTTATCCCAAAAAATAGATTTGAATATCCTTACAGCGCTCCTAGTTTTTGTTCTGATAAATGCAAAATGATTTATAAAGATAAAGAATATCAAAAACGACTTACCATTATACCGATTAAATTTAGAGATATAGAATGTGATAAACCGAAGATAATTAAACAAGGGATAGAACAATCTATGTTTATCACAGGAGCAGTTGGGGTAGGCAAAACAGTTTTAATGGCCGGCATTGCAAAAGAAATATTAAAAGCTAAAGAAAGAAAAGTAGAGTGGGTCAGTTATCCGGACTTTATAATGGAATTACAAAGTTCATTTAGAAAAGATGATGAGGTAAGTCCATATGAGATGGCAGAGAGAATTGCTTCCTTTTGGGGAACGCTTTGTATTGATGATCTCGGAGCGGAAAAGATGACTGCATTCGTTCAGCAGATAACCTATTACATTATAGATTACCGGGAACAGGGAATGCTTCATACTTTAATAACCTCCAACTTTTCATTACAACAGATAGATGAGCAGGATAGAAGAGTAGGTTCGAGAATCGGAGGAATGTGTAAAATAATAAAATTAACTGGGAAGGATAGGAGATTGGAGAAAAGTGGATAAATGAATCATAAAAAAAGTTCCAGTATGCTATTGGCTCTGTGGAAAAAAAATATCATATTGAAAAAGGAATAACAAGGGATTTATGCCCATTTTGACTTTGACAGAAACCGTTTAATCTGATAAAATTCAATAAACAATTGAGGGAGAATAAGGTTTAGAAGTTAGACCAATGGCCTAGGCTTTCTAGAATTATTTCAAAATAATAAGGGTTTAGGCTATTCAACAATTTAGTTAATAAAATTTAATCAGAAAATTAAGTAAGATAAGTCCAAAAAGTTAGGTTTGGCCTAAGCTCAAAAGATTATTTTAAAAAATAATTTGAAGGGTTTAGGCCTTTTTTATTTAGATTAAGAATCCAAGGAAATTATCAGTTAGTAAAGAATTGGCTGGGAATATATAAGATCCAGCCGGCGACAGAAATGGTTAATAAAATAGAAAATGTATAGCAGTCAGAAGTGACTGCTTTACCTGGTTGGTCTGGTCGAAGAGTTGGTTCGCCCCTTCTCCTTCGACCACTCCAACTGGGATTATAAATGAAGGGGCGAAAAATGCTCAACGAAAATATACAATACAGACTACCATTAGTTAAGCTAATAAATTCTTATATCTGGGCTAAATTAACTAAATCGGCTAAGGCAATCTTACCGGTTATCGGGGTGCATATCGATTTAAGGAGCAATAAAGGCTGGCCAGGGATTGAACTAATAGCAGAATTAGCTGGGTATAGTGATTTAAGGTGTATCCGATCCGGTATAGAGGATTTAATTAGTTATAATTTAATTACCAGACAAAAAGAAGGCCGACACTATGTTTATCATTTAACTGATTTATCCTTTTCTAAGCTGAAAACGGGTTATTTTCCGTTCTTTAAAGAGGCTATGATCATAAGTAGAAAATGGGCTGGATTGACTTCAAGCGAAAAATCCCTTTACTCGGTTTTCGGGAATAAAGGCACGGTCAATAATCCTGAAATTGAAGGGACGGATATTTACGCTGCAGGTAATATCTACGAGCATAAGAAATATATCGAATGGGCTGGGATATCCCGATGGAGTTTTAAAAGTGCCTGTCGGGGTTTAGAGCGTAAGGGTTTAATTGAATTTGAGGAAGAAGAAGATTTTTGCGAATACTATGTTTATGTCCCAGGTTTTAAAAGAGTGCAATTTTGAACTTTGAAAAAATGAGCCTTAAAAATAGAGGAAAGTCTTATAAAATAGGTTGTGGATAACTCGTAACGTGACAGAAGGTGATGTAGAAAAACCTCACCCTATTAGAGCTAATTGATGTAGAAAAACCTCACCCTATTAGAGCTAATTGATGTAGAAAAAAGTACCCCTATTGATGTAGAAAAACCTCACCCCTAAGTATTAGTCTTTCTTTAAGTATTAGTTTAGGAAAAGAAGAAGCATAAGGTCTGTTTCAGGAAACAGACTTTGTTTATAACTTTTTTAAGAGAAGAAATAAAAGAAAAGAAAATCAGTAATTAAGGAAGGAGATTAATAGATGTTAATTGATTTTTATTTTGATTATAAAATGGAGGGAATTGTAATTAATAAAATTAGCCAAAGAATTAGAAATTAGAAGGTGATATGAATGGCTGGAAAGAGAATAGATGAGGTAGAAAAACAAAAAAGAATATATCAGGTTAGCTTGCTATTGAGGAGAAAACCGATCTCTTTTATAGTGCAATTTATTACACAAAAATGGGATCTGGAAAAACGGCAAGCCTATAATTATATTAAATTAGCGAAAGAGGAGTGGGGGAGATATTTTGCTAACATGAAATCCTCAGGGATTGGCTATCACATCAGCCAGATGAGGGAGATAAAAGATAAAGCTTATAGTGAAAATGATTTAAGACTGGCATTTGACGTTGCCAAGGAAGAGGCAAAATTAATGGGTGTGTTAATCGATAGAAAAGAGATTGGCGGACCTGGGAGTTTTGATGAGTGGATGAATGCAACCATGGCCAAAGAGAAGGAACTGAAGAAGAATGGTAGAAATAAATGAAGATTCCGTTATTTTAATGAAAAAACTTCAGAGCGACTGGAATAAATTTGCCAGGGATGTCTTAGGGGTTCGATTAGACCGAAGGCAGAGACGAATATTGGAGGCAATACAAGTAGAAAGGAGAACATCAGTCAGGTCAGGGCACGCAGCAGGGAAGGATTACGTAGCTGCTGTGGCCTCTCTCTGTTTCCTCTATCTAAATATTCCCTCAAAGGTTATTAACACAGCCCCCACCGATAGGCAGGTTATTAATATTATGATGTCTGAGATAGCTAGAATATACAGAAACGCTAAAGTAAATCTCGGTGGAGAACTCTGGACCCATAAAATAACTTTTAAAGATCCAGCTTGGTTCTTATTAGGCTTTAAGACTAAAGATAAAAAGCCAGAAGACTGGACTGGTTTCCATTCTCCCAATCTCATGGTGGTAATTACCGAGGCCTCCGGGATAGACCAAGTAACCTTTGATGCCATAGAAGGCATACTGACTGGTAACAGCAGACTGGTTTTAATATTTAATCCAAACAGAACCACGGGAGAAGCCTATCAAAGCACTAGAAGTCCTTTATATGAAAAGTTTAAACTGAATTGTTTGACTGCGGTAAATATTAGGGCTAAAAAGATATTAATCCCGGGACAAGTAGATTTTGAATGGATTGATGAGAAGGTCAGGAAGCCGGGCTGGGTGGTAGAGGTAGAGGAAAGTAAAGTAAACAAAGATTCCTGTGATTTTAGATGGGAAGGTAAATGGTATCGACCTAATGACTTATTTTTAGTTAAAGTCATGGGTGAATTTCCCCGGGCTACCGAAGATACTTTAATACCCCTTAGTTGGGTAGAGTTAGCTAACGACAGATGGCATGAACTACACGGCAAAGGTGAGGGGATATTAAAGCTAGGAGTCGATGTAGCCGGTATGGGAAGAGACCTTACCGTATTTGCTTTTAGAAAAGGCAATGTTGTTGAGCAATTTAAGACGTATAGCAAACAAGATCATATGGTAACCGTGGGAAAAATTAAAAACTCCTTAATAAAAAAGGAAGATACTGCCTTTGTGGACTCTTTGGGAGAAGGTGCCGGGGTTTATTCCCGATTAATTGAACAGAAGGCTAATGCAATTGGAGTTAAGGCTTCAGAATCAGCAAGTGGTTTAAATGACCTGACCGAGCAGAGGACCTTTGCTAATATGAGGGCCTTCTTATATTGGTCTTTAAGAGATGCCTTGGATCCCGCATTAGATGGGGAATTAGCCTTGCCTCCTATTGATGAACTAACTCAGGACTTAACCGAGGTGCATTGGAGCACCAGGAGCAACGGGGATATTATCATCGAAGAGAAGGATAAGATAAAAAAGAGGTTAAGTCGGTCCCCGGATTATGGGGATGCGTTAACCAATACCTTCTCCAGGAAGAGAAAACATAGACAGGCGGAGGTATTTGTTTAAGACTAAGTAAGGTAAAATGACAGCACCTATAATATAAGCAAATGGAACAAATTACTTTATCAGCCAATTTATTATTTAAAATAATTTTAAAAAAAAGAAGGATTTTTAAAATAGATGTCGTATAATATATAAGGTAACACTTCAATACTTATATTTTCCTTATTTCTGTGGGTTATAACATTTTGTTAAAAAATAAAAAAAGGAGGTCTTCTAAAGTGAACAAAGGAGAATTAATCGGTAAAGTGGCCAACGAAATAGACCACACCAAAGTGGAAACTAAAGGTATTGTAGAATGTGTATTTAAAAATATCACTGATTGTTTGGCTAAAGGCAATGCCGTTAAATTGATGGGTTTCGGTAATTTCGTTATTAAAAAAAGAGCTGCTCGAGTGGCCAGAAATCCCCGCACCGGTGAAAGAGTAGCGATACCGGCTAAGAATGTCCCGGTCTTCAAAGCCGGTAAAGAATTAAAACAGAAAGTAAAATAATAAATTAATTATTACCCCAATTAGACAGGGTTAAGTAAATTTATCGAGAAAAACACTTTATTCTAATAGGGAAGGCAAATTACTCACCAGACAATCTAACACCTAAAAATAATTTTTTTAAAAAAGAAGGATTTTTAAAATAGATGTTGTAATAATAATATAAAATAATTATAATATTATTTAATATTTAATATGTATAAAAGCTCTATTTAAATTTCATTTTATAGGATTATAGGATTATTTGTAGAAATTAAAGGAGGAATAAATGCAATTTTACGAACCTATTTTACATAATTGTATTTGTGAAATAAGATTTAAACCAAGTTTTATTTATCATAGTAAAAGGTATGAAATATGCGAAAAAATTCG